TACGGTGGCGAAAGTTTCGTATCGGTATAAATCGGGATGGTACCGGAGTGGTGATCAGATGGAAGGTGATACAGGTCCATCAGGTATACCTGGAACAACTGGCGCTCAAGGTCCAGCTGGTCCTGTCGGTCCTGCAGGAAAGGATGGCGTTTGCCCCGCCTGTCCTACTAACACAAGCGTAAATACATCATTCCTATCAGTACGATGGGTAAATACCTGGGCAGAATTTAAGCAGGCCTTTGCCGATATGGATGCTACTAGCTATCCGCGTGTGATCAACTTGGGACAGGATATTTCCGGAGCCGGTGATTCAATTAAAGTGACCAGCAGAGCAATGATGTGGGAGTTGAACGGAAATAACTGTCAGGTGTCGAATTCGAATACAATATTATACCGTGATGCTGCCAATCTAAAGCCTGAATCGGAGGCAATGATTGACATGATGCCCTATATACATAACACCAAGTTTGTAGGAGCGAAGAAGGGCAATGCAATTCGACTCTCATCGACATACATGGGTAAGATTGATAAATGCCAGTTCTGGGGATTTGACATTCCGTTACTGCTTCCTCGTGCTATGAGTATGGAGATAAGTAATAATCGATTCTGGAATAATAATAACTGGTTTGTGGTTCTTACATTCAAGGGTATACCCGGTGGAGATGGATCCACATCCCAGCCAAATACATCGAGCATTCATGATAACTGCTTCAGAGTAGACTCACTGGCGAATGGAGCTATTTTGGTAGAAGGCGGAAGTTTATGCCTAATCTATCACAATGCCATTGAAGGTGGTACCAGCTATCACAATGGCAGTAAGTATGGAATTTATCTGGACTATGCCGGATCGCCGAATGTGAAAAATCAATTGGCTTTACTGAATCACTTCGAGGTTAAATTCTCGATTGAGGCAGTACATTCACGGCAGAACGACGGTAATATGTTCTACGCATTGAACTATCGCCAGTATGGCGGTGGCGAGCTTGGAATTGATGGAGATGGTGGATCACCGTACGTACATTACTGGTTTCAGGACTATACGGCCAGCAATGCTGATGTAGGTATTACAACTCAAAGTACTACCGGAACAGGATCTATTTGGGACTTCAAAGGTTTGAGGTATTTCACTGTGAACAGCGTATATGTAAACGAAGGATCTGCTTCATTCTGGAAAGGTGGAATTGTGCCATACTACATGGAATCGCATGGCTATGGAGAAGGACAGAACAACTATTCCTTTGATCGATACTACGGTGGATACGTTATGAAAGGATCTGTAACTATCAACGGCAAAACCTATTGATATATGACGTACGACGAGCTTTACGCAGACCTTAAAAATCATCCGGTAGTTGTAGATGCCGGCACGTGCGAAGGGCATCCTTCGTTCAGTGGCCAAAGCTCAAGCGGAAAGTTTGCTTTCTACTTCATGCTGGATGAGGATTGGCTGCAACTGTACAACTACGAAGACAACAGTACGCATAAAATTGCCGGGCTGAAGGATTCATTCTTGGGCTTGATGATTGGTTACAACTCGGCCAGATTGGGTCTCCGATGCAACTTTGCGAATGAGCAGTTCATATACCGGTGCTTTGTGCCTGTGAACTACATACACAAGCGCACATCTGTTACCTACCAGCGTTTGCAAGGTGCACCGTTGATTTATCCCGGACAGATTTACCTTGGTAAGGTATATCAGATGAATGGATTTGTGAGAGTATCGCTGGCCAAGGTAACAAGCAATGCATTTAAAGGCATATCTATCGGAACTGAGTTCTTTATGGATACGCCCATGACCATAAACGCTCCGAAGACATCGGGCGTTTGGGTTGAGGATAAATCGGGTGATAGCCCTTGTGAAGTAACAACGTACTTTAAAATTGTAAACCTATAACAACAATGCGAGGTGGAGCAGAGGTAGCTCGACGGACTCATAATCCGTAGGTCGCAGGTTCGAGTCCTGCCCTCGCTACAAATATTGAAACCCCATGGCACAGAAGAAAAAAGCACAACGCAAAGTGTATGTAGGCGTGAAAAACAAGCGCTACACGATTCACTTCACGAGCAACGATGAGTTGTATCACAAATCGAAGTCGTACTACGATAACAGCTCTGCAGCACGCGGCGCACGCAGGCATGTGAAGCGCGAGAATTTTAATGCAGAATATGTATAATTAATTTGTTAGTGCTTTCGTGTTTGTGTAGATTTACAGTCTAAACCTGTAGTGCATATGCTTGCTTTGGATGTTCCATTGAAACCTCGGTATAGTAAGTACTTGTCGGCTAAATTTCTATCGGAAGGAAAGATATACCTCACGCATCGCGATATTGAGGGGTGCTATTTGAAAACGCTGATTACGGCCCGACGACCAGGCAACCCTATTTACGTAAAGAAGAAGTATTCGGGCAGAGTGTTCACTACAATTTACATATCGTACTTTGATGCTGTGCGGAAGGTGATATTGACCGATACTGCACTAACGGATTTTGAGCGATATCTGGATTTGAGGCTTTTCAATGAATTCTTGACGTTCGTTTACTCGAACAGCGAAATAGGCACGGTGAAAACTGACGAGGCAATTCGTCAATTCAAGGAGAAATACGAGTTCACGGAACAGGATTGGAGCTTTTCAGCAATGAAAAGAGCCTATTACAGGCATCGAAATACGTGCAATCATTTGATTATCAATTAGGCAGAAAATATATACATGGTTCTGTCGCTAAAATTGTCACTAAACAATGGCGTTAAGTATCACCAATAAGAAGATCAGGGAGAACAATATCGGAGGAATATGGTACGCGTTGTTTATGCCCATGCGATTGATTCAGTCGATTCCTACTTGGACATCGGGGTACATTAGTATTGACTCAGTGCTGCCGATGCCAGGGGCACCATGGTTCAGGATTGATTTTACCATGGATACGGCTGTGCTGAAGCAGAAAACAAGCAGGTCGGGTGAAGGTGTGAAGTACACAATTGACCTTGAGGGGCAGGTGGCAAAGGATTACGTTGACAGATATGAGCAATGGCGCGATAAAGAGAACGATGAATTTGCAATTGTAGTTGTGTACAATAACCGGTTAGCGGTATTGCTTGGTTACATTGATATTCACGGCACGAAGAAAGGCGCCCACTTTGATTTTGATTTTACGAGTGGCAAGAAGAAGGATGATTTCAATGCCTACGACATCAAGTTTACGATTACACAATCGTTCCCGATGCGACCGGCATATTTGAACTCACTTACAGTAGATAACTCGATACCTGATCCGGGTACACCGATCACTTTTGGAGCTTCTGTAACTGCACTCGGGGGCGGTCCACCGCCTACTGATTGATGGTAGCCTGTCCTTTTTACGGTTGATTTTCAAACTGATTTTTGGTATGCTGAAAGTAGGATTCGAAAGATCCGCTTCAATGTATACCGATGAAGAAATTTATTGTATCAGACGAATCGATCAACTCATATGGGTTCCGCGTACTTACTGCCGGAATCCGCACTGATAATTTTGAGAAGAACCCTGTAGGGTACTTCAATCATCAGTGTGGTGATGATTGGATGACAACATCCACTCCGGAATATCTGGGGCCGATTATTCGCTGGACAGAACTCTCAAAAGAAGGTAAGTCGATGACGGGAATTCCCGTTTTCGATATGGAAGATGAGGTTGGAGCAGCCATTGCACGTAAAGTTGAGAACGATTTTATCCGTGCAGCTTCAATCGGTTTCCGCATTTTGAAGACCTCCGAAGATCCTGCCGACATGTTGCCAGGGCAGAAGTACCCTACCGTTACAGAATGTGAACTGGTAGAGATTTCTGTAGTTGATATCCCATCGAATAGCAATGCCATTTGCTGCTTCGATGCGGACATGAAACGCATCAATTTGAATGATGAGAAGGCTGTGATTACAGCCCTCTCGGCATTTAAAAAACATACCCCACAACCCATGAAAATTAATCTGAAAGCGTTTCCGCTTATCGCAAAGTTGCTCGGCCACAAAACAGAAGAAGGTGCGGAGCAGGAAGTTGAAGTTACCATTGAGGCTCTACATCGCTCTGAAGGTGAAATCTCGCGCCTATCGGCTGAGAACACTACCCTGAACGGTACCATCCAAACGCTGACTGCCGACAAGAAAAAGGCAGAAGATGAATTGGCCACCACCAAAGATGCAAAGCTGAAGGCTGAGCAGGATCTGGCTACTGCTAATACTGAAATCGAAAACCTGAAGACGCAGCTTTCTGAAAAGAATGCTCAGGGTCGTACGGTGTCGATTGAAGGCGATGCATCGGGCAAAAAAGTGGAACTGAAGCTCACCGGCGATGCTGAGTTTGATGCAAAAATCAAGCAGACAGTTGCCGACAACTTAGCATACCAAAACTAATCATCACCCCTCCCGTCACACACACACTACATCTAAGATGAAAAAGCAAAATTTAAAATTCCTTGCAGGGCTGCTTATGGCAGCATTGTTTGCATTCGTTGGGTCGGCGATGATCCTTGGAGGCATTGATTCGGGAACAGCATTTTCTGATGCTCCTACACACCTAAGCAAATTCATTCCTCATCTGGCATTTGTTGGATTTGGATTGTCAGTATTGGGAGCTCTTACTCCTGGTATGGCTTTCAACAGCCCAATTTTGACAAGCCTTACAACATGGACCGGAAAGCATTCGAAGATGCTTTTGGGTCAACTGTATCAAAGGCTGGAAACTTCAGACATCACAATTGACACTGATGCATCTGCCGATAAGCTTTATCCCAAACTGAGCGTTTCTGGTGGCATTGTTGCTTACACAGGAACTTTCTCGGCTACAGATGATTTGACATTCAGCGATAAAAAGCTTTCTCCAAAGCTTGCGAAGCGTGAACTTCAAATTGAACCGAAGAAATTCTTCAATACGTACCTGCAATATATTGCCGGACTAACCCGCAATGGCGCATTGGATACTCAAATTCCATTTGAGGCATTCATCATGCAGAAGGTAATGGAGCAGATGGCTCAGCAGGTTAACAACAAAATCATCGGTTTAGGTGATACAGCTTCAGCTGACGCGACAAAAGCCATCACGGATGGTTTCTTGAAACTCCTTGCCGGTTTGATTACAGCAACTGAAGTTACTCCTGTAGCAACCGGTGCTTGGACCAGTGCGAACGCTGTTACTAAAGCCGAAACTCTTTGGAAAGGAATTCCTGACACTTGGAAAGGTATCAATACAATCCTGTATGTGAGCCGTACTCAGTATCAGAACATCCTTGAATCATACCGTGCACTGTATCCAACTGATGCTGCTGCATTCCGTATGGCTAACCAGGAGAATCTGTTTATCCCAATTTCGGGTGGTATGTGTACCATTAAGCCACAAGCATGGATGGGTACAAGTAACCGTGCCATCATTACGGTTCCTGAGAACCTGATTGTAGGTGGCAATCCTGAATCTGACATGGCCGGCGTAAAGGTTATTGAAGATGTATGGGTGAAGAAGTTGGGTGTTGCATTCTCTATTGGAATGCTGATCCCTGACTCAGAAGCAATCTTCTGCAACGATCAGGCATAATCTGAACCAAAACGCACTCTCACGTGGCAAAAACAGAAACAACACCTGCAGCTACCGATAACTCGGTGGCTGCAGCTATTCAAGCAAAGCTTCAGGAAGTTGCTCCTGATCTGGTAGAGCAATTTATGAGCATGGTTGCTGATCATGCAACTCAGCTGGAAACGCTCGAGGCACAGATTTCTCTTTTGAAAGAGAATCTAGCATCATCAGAGGCTCTTTTGAAGGACCTCGAAGCAAAGCTGGAAGAAAAGCACACCGCAAAGGTTATTGAGCTTCCTACAGTAAAAGTTGGAAAAGTTACCTACCAGGTAATGTATCCGAAAATCAGCCATGAAGGAGAAATCCTGACAGCTGAAGATCTCGTAAGCAACCCGGACGTTTGCGAGGCGCTGGTTAAAATGGAATCAGGCGCATTGGTACCGGTACAATAACAGAAACCCCGTAAAACTCATACACGATGCCTGTAGGCTATAAAAACATGGCGGGTCCGAATCCCCGCTCGAACAACGTAGGTGGTTTGACTGGTCGCATTTTTGTGGCTCCGCTCGACTACTTTACAACTCTGCAAAAAGTGCTTGATCTTTCAGATTTAGCTGCTACATCTGAAACCGATTTCGTAACCATTACGGCGGATCACGTATTTGCTGCCAGCAAAGGCTTCCATAAAATCTACTGTACCCGTGATATGGGTAAAGTGACCATGAAAGCTGTTGGTGAGCGCGATGGCCGCGGTTACAAGATCGAGGGCGAAATCATGCACCCGGGCTTCTCGCCTGAAATCATGGCATGGGGCACCATGGGTAAGAATGATCGTATGATTGTTCTGGCTGAACTGGCAGATGGCCAGCTGCTCCAGGCAGGATCTGAACAGTTTCCATGTGAAATGAAGTTCGATTTTGACGCTGCTGGAAACGAAAGCGGTCTGCGTGGAACTAAAATCACCTTCTCTGCATTTTCGGCACAGCCGCAAATCTATCAGGGAGAGGTTGTGATTAGCACTACCTAATCCGGAATATAGGCAGGTCGCCTATCGCGAACCCCATTGGCGACCTGCTTTTCATTGTTTTCTCACATAACATTTCATCCATCATGTCAGTATCAATTCTCCCAGAACAGGTCGCAAAAAAATACACCGCTGCCGAAGGTATTGTAGAAGTACTTACCTCAGTAAAACATGGTCGTAAGACTATCAACCTGAAAGAAATCACGCTGGAACAGGCGGAATCATTGGTTAAGGCCGGAAGTCGCGTACTTCGACCAGTTGAGCCGCTTCCAGGTAAAGCTGGATCTGCTACCGCATAAGCTCGGTTTTGAATCATAGGTTTAGGAAGGGAACCCCGCAGTGATGCGGGGTTTTTTACATTTGTGGCATGAAGAAAATGCTTTTCGCCCTGCTGCTTGTGGGACAGGTGGCCGTGGCACAGAAATATTCGGAAGGTGATTACCTGATCAGAGCCGGAAAACAGGCGCGCATAGGTACTATTTTGGAGGTGGCCGGCGGAATATTACCGGTGGTGATGATTGCCGGTGATCATACCGGACATACGGCATCGAGCTACAAGGCAGACAACACCCCATTTTTCATCATCAGCGGAGCTATGCTGGGGGCAGGAGCCTTATTCCATATTGCATCGTCGAGCTCGCTGATCAAAGCCGGTAAGGCCTCGAATAAGGCATCGGCCAGCGTCGACTTCACGCCAGGAGGGCTGAAGCTGGCAGTTCGTTTTTAAGGTTAAGACCGAAACCTGAGCAGAAAATGGCCGTTTGACGGTGGTAACTAATTTGTCGTATCTTTGAACCCGACAACCAGTGCCATTTTTTGACGAATAGATGTTTCCACAGATTCATCACATACCCCGCGAGCTGGGAGAAAGACCCAGCATCACGCATCTTGCTTCGTCAAGCTGTACTGGTTGTCAGCGCGGGGTTTTTAACCAATTGTATTATGACAACCAGTACAGACGGAAAAAACGAGGTGGTAATGCACCTCAACGGGGATAAGTACCTCGTAGACGTAACTCCCCTGGGGGAGCTGATCGAATCCCAATCCTTTAAAAGCCCGGACGAAATTGTTGAATCTATCCAATCGGCAAAGGATACGCTGATTCAGGCAATGGACACTGAATCGTCGGCCCACATGACCGAGGTAAAGGACAGCCACTACACGCTCACTCTGCTCGTGAAAATGTTCAAGGGCATTAGCTGGAGGAGGATTACCAATGATTGACAGCGTGGAAAAATTGCTCGACCATATCCAGAAGGGGTATGCTCCGGCAGCTGTAAGCGACAAGGAAACAATTGACATGTCGGTTACAGACATCATGGAACTTGCCGATGAGATGGGCGTGGACGTTACCATTGGCTCACGGCAGGAAATTGCTGAAGGCATGGAACGCCGGGGCTACCAGTTGTACCCGATGGGAGGTAAGGTGGGTTTTGCCTTCAAGGTTAAGTTGAAGGTGGCCGTTGAACCGAAAGATGAAAACGCTTAAATTTGAGGGTATGGCATTGAAAAATAAAACCCTTTCAGTAAAGGATGCGCATGTTGTTAAAGTAAATGGTGCAGTAGTAGATCCTTTTAGCTCATACATCATTGGATCTGTATGGTACGTGTGTACGTGGGGATGTCCACCCAAAAGGCACTTGTGTTTGAATCATGAGTTATCAAATGAGATAGATATCACACTGCTTTGTCCGAAATGTAACAAAGGGTTACGAGTTAAACATGGGCCTATTCAAGTTGTGGCTGATAATATGGGTCCATAGCCTGTCCTTTATTTGCAAGTGCCACTTGCATTGCTTTGCAATGTGAGTTTTGAGCACATAAAACACTGGTTGCAATCGGAACGCAGCTACGAGGTTGGGGTAACGCTGTTTGAGAAACATGCGAAGGACCCGGCTCGAGCTGCGTTTTTTCGTAAAGGGGAGTCGACCTTACGCCGATCGATGCTGATTGATGCAATGGTGAAGCTGCATGCCGAACTATCGGCTCCACCCACGCCTGAAGCGCATGCGGAGAAATTAATGAAGACAATCACCACCGATGCGGAGTTCGACAACCTACCGGAAACCGTTAGGCAGTTGATTTCAAGGGTGAAGGAGTTGTATAAAATTGGTCAGGCGAAGAAGGCGAAGCTATTCCTCATGGCCGATAAGCGTGAACGGGGCATTGTGGCCAACGAGATCCGCGATGGTGATGAGGAAGCATCCCGATTGCTAGAGCAGATTGACTACGCGAAGAAGCACGGCAAACTACCGGAGCAGACTACGCTGGATTCGGAGCTGGATCAGCTCACGGCCGCTGAACTGCTGAATCATCGGAACCTGCTGCAGCAGAAAAGAAGCCGGGCAAAGAAGTCGGGTAAGATGGAACTGGTGGCAGAGCTCACCGCTCAACTGGAAGTGGTTTACCGTAAAATTGACGAGGATGCTATTTGAGCTGAAGTTTGGAACTGACGGAACCACTTACTCGGCAATGGGTAGTTCGATTGCAACGACATCGGGCAGCTCGATTATCGATGCCCGGAAGCTATCTGAGTTCAAGGTATTGCTGGGTAAACTGAGTGCCGGCATGAATATTCATTTCAGCACTACCGGTAACTGGAGCCTGCACGACTTGGTTGCCTACCTGTTGACCCTGACGGGCAAAGCCGACATTTACTTCAGCACCTGGAGCATCCGCGAGGAGCCAGTTTGGAGCATGATTCATTGGAAGCAATCGGAGGCAGTTGGATCCATTCAGTGCCTGCTCGACCATCGCGCCCCGCAACGCGATCACCAGACGGTGATGCTGTGCCAGGACAACTTTGATAGGGTGGCGTTTGCGAAGTGCCATGCAAAGGTTACTGTACTGGTAGGGGAGAAGATGACCATTGCGATCAACGGATCGCAGAACTATACCCGAAATCCTCGGATTGAATGTGGGGTGATCAGCACCGACGAATCGGTGTGCAATTTTCATTTGACATGGCTGAAATATGAAATCGATAAACAAAGTTGACGGCAAGCCGCTTGAGCTGACAGATGAAGTGCTGAAGAGCTGCGAAGAGTTTGGCGGAGCCCATGTATCGCCGAAGGATCTGGCGATTTACTTGCAGGCCGTGGAATCGGAGGTGATTGAGGTAATTCAATCCCATCCGGACCATCCGGTGTACCAGAGGTACCATGCCGGTCGCATCCGCACAGATCTTACCATTCGGAAGCGAATATTTGAGATGGCTGAACGTAATAGTTCATCAGCCCAGGATACGGCGATGGAAATGATCATGGAAAACAAAGCCCATCTGGCATGAGTATAGAACGGTACAAACGGCAGCTTGATTCGCACGACGATCTTGATGAGATCATCATGTACATGCAGGGGTTGAAGTCGGAAGATTACGAGCTTTCGACATGGCTCGAAGGCAAGATGAAGGATATGGATACCTGTCGCGATTTGATCCGTCAGTACGGAGCTCGCCACAAGGTAACATCGATGCTTCAGAGCATGCTGCATGTATCAAAGAGCACAGCTGAGCGGATCTATCAGGATACTCTGTACGTCTATAACACAACGCAGCGCACCAACCGGGACTTCTGGATTGATCATGCCATGGGTATGATCATGGAGACCCGAAACAAAGCCCTGATAAAGCAGGATATGAAGACTGTGGCTGCATGCGATTCGAATATGGTGAAGCTTATCTCGCTGATGAGCGATTCGAAGGATGCGGACATCTATAAGCGCCTGACCATCCCACGGGTGGTTGTATCGTTCAATCCGGATCAGACCGGTGTTGAACTGCCGGAGAACTGGGAGAAGAAGGTTCAGGAGATGATCAAAGCTGCCAAGGATCCCAATAGGAATGTAAGTGCATTCGATGAAACAGAGTTCAGCGATGGAGACGATGGAGCAGAATGATGTAGTGAATCTGCACTTGAATATGCCACAGCTCTTGTTTGAGCTGGCAAAGTGTCGAAATAATATCTGTGTTTGGGGGCGTCGTACTGGTAAAACAGAGGGACCCATGGCCAGCTTTACGCTGGATAATATTCTTGACATGCCGCGATCTAATGGGTTTCTGGTTGGGCGTACGTATGAGCAGATCCTGACTCGTACGCTTCCACCATTGATCGCTGCCTGGGAACGCCGAGGCTTTCGGCAGAATGAGCACTTCTGGGTTCGGAAGTATGCGCCTGAACGATTAAATCTCCCACGAGCATACCGTTCACCCATTACACCTGATCATTACATCCATTTCTTCAATGGATCGGGCATCTACTTAGTAAGTCAAGACAGACCAGGTACAATCAACGGTGTGGCTACTCAATGGGGTGCCGGTGATGAGGCGAAGTTTCTGGACTATGAAAAACTGCAGGAGGAAGCATTGCTCACTCTTTCAGGGGAGTATCACCGCTGGGGTGATAAGTGGAACTACCTGAGTACGCTTTTCTGCAGTGATATGCCTACAAATACGGCCGGCAGATGGTTGATCGATTCGAAGAATGAGATGAATCCTGAAGCTATCAAAATGATCCTGGGCATTCAATCCAAAATTCAAGAATATGTGAAGTTGATCGACAGCGGTGAGTACAGCGAGAAGACGGAGAATGGTTATCGTGCACGTATCAGAGAGCTCGATGGCTATGTGAATGAACTCAAGAAGTCGAATACTTACTACTCGATGGCAAGTACATTCGACAACATCCATGTGCTTGGGTTGGATGTTCTGAAAAATTTCTTCCGGCAGCTGGATGGTAATACGTTCCTGACTTCTGTAGCGAATGAGTACGTTGCCATGATCAAGAACTGTTTTTACGCCAGCCTGAATCCTTTCCGGCATGGAGAGGATTCGATTGACTACGGCCATGTGGATACGGTTGTGGTCAATGTGGGTGAGAAATACAATCGGGATTGTCGATGGGATGCGGATCTTGATCCACATCTTCCATTGGATATTTCCTGCGATTTCAACAACGCAATCAATTGCGTCGTCACCGGGCAGCAGCAAGCGTATAAGAATCAGAACAGGTTCTGCAGTTCGCTGTATGTGCTACACCCGCTGTTGTTGGGTGATATGGTAGATAAGTGGCATGAGTACTACCAGTACCGTTCGAATAGGGATGTGAACTTTATCCATGATCAAACAGCCATAGGAGGTAAGGCTGACTCTGACGTGAGCTATGCTGATCAATGGATTGAGAAGCTGACTAAGAAGGGTTGGAATGTTCGGCCAGTGTACATTGGTGCAGCACCAACGCACCGTGCCAGGTATTACATCTGGAATAAGGTCCTGCGCGAGCGCGATGGGCTTCCTCTTTTTCGTTACAATAAGGAAGCGTGCGCTGATTGGCAGGTGAGCTGCGAGCGTGCTGGTGTGATCCAGTCAACGTCTGACCGCCGTGAGTTCAAGAAAGATAAGCGGTCAGAGCGTGACAAGAAGATACCGGCCAATGAATCAACGCACCTTTCTGAGGCAGGCGATATTCTCTTTTGGTATTGGTATAAGTCTACTCTTGAGAATACGCCTGAGTTCGTTGATATGATGCTCGGGTAAGCGGAGCATGCACGCATGCGAATACTTAGAGTGCTAGGCACTCGTGCCCCTATAGTTGCCATGTGAGGTCGAATTTACATGGCTGCCTATAGGGGCGTGTGCGCGAGCGCACCCCCACCCCCATAGCCCCCCACCCCCTCAGATATCGGTGCAGACCGCCCCCCAAGTGCGAAAAAAACTCAG